GAGCCCATTGAGGCCGAGGCGGAGCCGGTGACGCCGACCGAGCAACCCAACCGATTGCCCCCGGCAGAATATGCCGCCCTCAAGGACGAAAGAAGGAAACGGCAAGAGCTTGAAGACCGCGTTCGTCAATACGACGAGTATTTCGCACGGCTCCAGGCCCAGCAGCAGCCCCAAACGCCACCGGATATGTTTGAAGACCCGGATGGCTTCAAGGCTCATTTGCGGCAGGAAATCCTGCGCGAGCTGGAACCGGCGCTCAACCAGCACAGGACGCTAACCCGTGCCGAGATGTCGGAAATTGCCGCACGGCAGAAGTTCGAGGACTATGACGCCACTGTCGAGGTCTTCAAGGAAGCGATGGCGACCAATCCGTTCCTGCTGACACAGCTTCAGCAGGCGCAGGACCCGGCGCTGTTCGCCTACAACGCGGGCAAGCAATACAGCCAGGCGAAAGCCTATGGAGGCGAAGCCCCGCCAAGCCGTGAACAGATAGAGGCCGAGATCCGGGAACAGATCAAGGCCGAACTCAGCCTTCCCCAGTCCAAAGCACCTTCAACCTTCGCGGGCGATCGCTCGGTAGGGTCACGCTCGGGTCCAGCATGGACCGGGCCAGCCTCAATGCGCGACCTGCTCAGTTAACCAACACCGAACTCACGTCGCGATGACGTTGCGTTCTCAGCGCCCCCTCGGGGGCCAGAAAGACCCTTAAAATGACTGACACTGCTGCTGCAACTGGACTCGTAGTCCAGCAATGGGAAGACGCGTTCTTCCGTGAATACCTCCACGATGGCGGCTTCAAGCCGCTGATGGGTGAAGGCGAGAACGCCGTCATCCAGGTGAAGGAGGACCTGTCCAAAAAGGCTGGCGACTCGATCACGATCGCGCTCGTCAACCGCCTCAACAACTCTGCCGTCACGGGCGTTTCGACCCTTGAGGGCAACGAAGAGGACTTGGCCTCGCGCTCCATGCGCATCTACGTGGACAAGCGCCGCAACGCGGTTCGTGTCCCGGAGATGGCAGAGCAACGGTCGGCGATTTCGCTGCGTGATGCGGCTCGCCCGACGCTGCTCGACTGGATGATGGAAGACACTCGCGATCAGATCATCTCTGCTCTCGGCTCCATCAACGGTGTTGCATTCGGCACTTCGACCGAAGCGCAGCGTGACGCATGGCTTGTGGACAATGCCGACCGTGTTGTGTTCGGTGCTGCCGCTGCGGGCCTGTCGGACTTCTCGGCTGACACCGCGCTGCTCGACACCACTGCCGACCTGTTGACCACTGCGGTTCTCGACGCGGCGATCCTGAAAGCGAAGACTTGTTCGCCGAAGATTCGCCCGATGCGCGATCCGGGCAATAACCGCCGCTACTATGTGGCGTTTGCTCACCCGGCTGCGTTCAAGAACCTCCGCGACAGCATGGATACTGAAGTCCTGGCGATCACCAACGTCGAGGCCGAGGCATCCAAGCTGTTCGAGGGCGGCGACCTGATGTGGAATGGCGTCATCGTCAAGGAATGCGATAACCTTCCGGTCTATCTCAACCTTGGTGCGTCGGCCACGACCGAAGTGACCCCCGTGTATCTCTGCGGCGCCCAGGCTCTGGCGATTGCCTTTGCCAAGCGTCCGAAGACGGTCACGCAGATCTTCGATTACGGCGACAAGCACGGCATTGCCGTTGAGTCGATCTACGGCGTTCGCAAGGTGCTGTTCGGCTCCCACGCGACCGTCGATACGAACGACCTCAAGGATCACGGCGTTGTGTCGATCTTTGTGGCGACGACTGCGGCGGCCAACACCGCCGATGGTATCGCACCCAGCTAGGATTAGCTGACTTGGGCGGGGGTCGCTGCGGCTCCCGCCCTTTTTCTCTTACCTGAAAGGACAGCCGTTCAATGGGAACGACAACCAAGGCGCGGGCGGCTGCTAGCTTTCCCGCTTATGTGGGACTGGGCGCGGGCAATCTCTCCGTTGCCTATGGCTATCACGACTTCGCCGCCAACCCGACTGCGGCGGATATTATCGAATTGTGCAAGGTGCCGAAGGGCGCTGTGGTTCTCGACGGCTTCTACAGCCTTGAGGACATCGACTCCAACGCGACCGAGGAAGTGGACATCGACGTTGGCTATGCGGCCAACGGTGACGTTGTTGCCGACCCGGATGCGTTCGGCAACTTCGGCGTTGTCACTGGCGACGCTGTTGCGGGCTACACCCCCGAGGCTGGCACTCGGATGCCCCTTCGCGGCGTCCTCTCTAACGGCCCGCTGACCCTGACTGCCGACACGGTTATCACTGCAACGGTGAACGTGGATGCGGCGACATTCGCTGCCGGCACGCTCTACGTCTGCGTTTATTACGTTAATCCGTAGTTAACTGACGGAGCCGGGAAGCGCTGTAACGCAACCCGGCTCCTGACCAACGCGGGAGTCTCCGCAATGGCTACCCAATCAATTGAAGCGGGCGCGTGACATACGCAACCCCGGCCAACTGCTTTCGCCAGAAAGTCGCCGACGAGCTTATGCGGGCCTCGCCGTTACAAGTGACGGTCACGAACCCTGGAGGCGGTTCTAGCGGCGGGCTTACCGACCAGGAACTAAGGGCATCGCCGGTTGCGGTGTCGGGTTCGTTTTATCCGGTTACACAACCTGTTTCAGGTACTTTCTGGCAGTCTGTCCAGCCAATCTCGGGCAGCGTGTCTATCAGCGGTTCCGTGGCGGTCACGGGGGCGTTCTACCCAGCCACCCAGCCCGTTTCTATCGCGTCAATGCCATCAACCCCGGTGACGGGAACATTCTGGCAAGCCACGCAACCCGTTTCGGGAACAGTCACTGCTAACATCAACGGCACGGTGCCGGTGTCGGGAACCTTCTGGCAGGCAACACAGCCGGTCAGCCTCGCCGCTACTGTGGCGGTGCGAGCATTGAAGGACAATGCGAGGGTTATCGTCAACGCGGCAACCGCGATTGCCGGGATTACGGCGGTAACGAGCGAAGCCTTGCTCCCGCTCCAGGTCAGCAAGGACGGAGCGGCCCCATCCGGGGTCACGACCATCGCAGTAACGAGCGGCAAGAAACTACGCATTATAGGAATAACGGCGGGGGTCATCTCGACTGCCGCAGCGGTCATTTCTGCAAGGGTTGCTCTGAGAATGAACCCCTCGGGGGCAGCTTCGGTGACAAGCCCGATCATCGCCATTCTGCCAATGTCACAACAGGCGGCGGCTTTGGCTCAGGCGGGCGACACCTGTGTCCTGATGTTCTCGGAAGCAATCGAGATCTCAGGGACAATGCAGGTCGGACTTAGCCAGGTCGCCAGCGCCGCGACCGGAACAATCTGGGCCTCATTGATAGCCTACGAATACTAGGAGCGGGTCATGCAGATTGTCGTCAATCTACAGACTGTCGCGTCGTCAGTCGGCAACTACTCCGGCCTGATCGCGGCGATTGTCGATACGCTCAAGGACGAAAGCCTTGAGGACTCGATCCCCAACTGGGTTCGTTATGCCGAAGCGCGGTTCAATCGCCTGATCTATCCGATCGACGATGAAACCACGACCACGCTCAGCGCAACCGTTGCCAACGAGGGCAAGATTGAGCTTCCCGACGACTTCAAGAAGGTTCGCACCCTTACCTATCCGTCCAGCAGCGGCTCCACTGTTCTCAAGGGACTAAGCCCAGACGATTTCCAGAAGCGCTTTCTCGATGCGACTGCCGGACCCCCGGAAGCCTACTCCATCGTCAACGACCAAATCTGGATCGGCCCCGAACCCGACGACACCTATTCACTCAGCCTGGTTTACGTCGAAGGCATCCCCAACCTCTCCCAGGCAGTTCAGACGAACTGGCTGATCGAGGCCCATCCCGACCTCTATTTCTTCGGCGTCCTGACCTATGCCGAGCTGGACGGGTGGAACGATGAGCGCGCCCATGATTTCGATGGCGCGGTTGATCGGATTATCGAGGAAATCAAGTTCGCCGATGCGCAGAGGCGTACCGCTTCGATTGACGATGTGCCGGGGACTTACTTTTGAGGGCGTTTATTCCGTTCGGCGAGCTGAAACCGGACGAAGCCCCCCACCTTACTGACGGATTGACCGAGGCAAGCGGCTGCTATGCTGTTGCCAACGGTTTTAAGCCAATCGGGCAGTTCACCGAGATTGCCGACGCGCTCAGCGGTACGTTCAAAGGCGCTGCCTCTTACATTGACGATCAAGGCACTATCCGCCTGATCGCCGGCAACGCGACCGATCTCTATTGGCTTAACGTGGACACATGGGAGTCGGAAATCGGCTCTCGCACCGTGTCGGACAGGTGGCGCTTTACCCAGTTCGGCAACGAGGTGGTTTGCTGTGACGGGGCGGCGCCGGTTGCGTTCAACCTGACCGCAGCCACGGCAGCCGCGTTGGCTGGCTCGCCTCCTACCGCCGACCTCTGCGCCACGGTGCGTGATTTCGTGGTTCTGGGCAGGACTGACGGCGACAACAACGTGGTCACATGGTCCGGCCAAGGCGATGCCCACGAATGGACGCCAGGAACGGCCCTGTCCGGCTCTCAGCCGCTCTATTCGGGCGGAAAGATCATGGGCCTGTCGTCCGGCGAGCAATGCGTGATCCTTCAGCGCTTCGCGGTGAAGCTGATGACCTTCACCGGGGACGATACCGACCCGTGGCAGTTTGACGAGATTAGCACGAACTACGGCTGTATGTCGGAAGGGTCCGTGGTCCAGGTCGATAAATCGGTCTTCTATTACTCGGATCGCGGATTTGCAGTTTACA